GCAGGAATACGTTGATCGCCTTACAGAAGAACTAGGCATCATTGCAGACAAGAACTTTGGGCCATACTTTCTAGTCGTTCGTAATATGATTTCTTGGGCAAAGAAAGAAGATATCATGGTTGGTCCTGGTCGTGGTTCTGCAGCAGGTTCGCTGCTCTGCTACGCTCTAGGCATTACAGACATTGATCCAATTCAACACGGACTATTGTTCTTCCGATTTATTAATCCAGAGCGTAATGACTTCCCAGATATTGATACAGATATTCAGGACAACAGACGTGAAGAAGTAAAAGACTATTTGGTTCGCCAGTATCGCCACGTTGCATCTATCGCAACATTCCTTGAGTTCAAGGGCAAGGGTATCGTGCGTGACATCGCTCGTGTGCTAATGGTTCCACTAACAGACGTAAATAAAGTTCTTAAGACTATTGACGACTGGGATGACTACTGCTCTTCAAAGCAGGCTGCATGGTTCCGTGATAAGTATCCAGAGATTGAGCAGTATGGAGAACTTCTACGTGGCCGTATCCGTGGTACTGGTATTCACGCTGCAGGTGTTGTTACATCTAAAGAGCCTATCTTCAAATTTGCCCCACTAGAGACACGCACAAGTCCTGGCAACAAGGAACGCATTCCTGTTGTGGCGGTAGACATGGAAGAAGCAGAGCGTATTGGTCTGATTAAGATTGACGCACTTGGTCTAAAGACCTTGTCTGTTATTCAGGATACTCTCAAGATTATTCAGGAGAGAACTGGAAAGAAGATTGATCTTCACAAGGTCAACATGGAAGATAAGAACATCTACGACATGCTTTCTGACGGTCACACCAAGGGTGTGTTCCAGTGTGAAGCAACTCCATATACCAACCTGCTCGTCAAGATGCGTGTCAAAAACTTTGCAGAACTTGCAGCATCTAACGCTCTCGTTCGTCCAGGTGCTGCTAACACTATTGGTAAAGACTACATTGCTCGAAAGCATGGTAAGCAGAACATTTCCTACCACCACCAAGTAATGAAGGCGTTTACTGCCGAGACCTACGGTTGCATTCTGTATCAGGAGCAGGTTATGCAGGCCTGTACAGAACTTGGCGGTATGACAATGGCTGAGGCTGACAAGGTTCGTAAGATCATTGGTAAGAAGAAAGATGCTAAGGAGTTTGACCAGTTTAAGGACAAGTTCGTAAAGGGTGCATCAAACTTCCTACGCCCAGAGATTGCAGAAGAACTGTGGCACGACTTTGAGGCTCACGCAGGGTACTCATTCAACAAGTCACACGCTGTAGCATACTCAACGCTATCGTATTGGACAGCATGGTTGAAGTATAACTATCCTATTGAGTTTATGTACTCTCTTCTAAAGAACGAGGGCGACAAGGATGCACGTACAGAGTATCTGATTGAGGCAAAGCGTATGGGTATTCCTGTTCGACTTCCACACATCAACGAATCAGATACAGACTTTAAGATTGAAGGGAAGGGTATCCGCTTTGGACTATCAGCCATTAAGTTTATTTCAGATAACATTGCTAGCAAGTATATTGCTGCTAGGCCTTTTCGTTCATATAAAGAACTTGAGGATTTTACTTTTGCTAAAGGTAGTGGTGTTAATTCTCGTGCTCTTCAGGCTCTTCGTCTTGTTGGTGCTGCAACCTTTGAAGACAATCCAAGAAGCGACGAAGACATTCGCCAGAACCTTTATGAGTATCTAAACCTACCAGAGTTTAACATCTCTATCCCCCAGCACTACTACGCTTTTATTGGCGAGGTATGTGACTTCGAAGAAAAAGGATCGTTCATTCTTATGGGCATGGTTAAAGATGTAAAGCGTGGCAAAGGTTGGAGTCGTGTAGAGATACTTGACAAGACTGGCAGCGTTGGAATCTTTGATGAAGAGCAGACCACTATTGAGCCAGGTAGAACCTACATCCTGCTAGCCAGCGACAACAGAATTGTAACCGCTATTCCTGCTGATGAAATCAAGGGTAACGATTCAGCCCTCGTAAAGTTCTTGAACTATAAGCAACTTCCATATAAGGAAGAAGAAATGTTTGTCGTATCATTTAAGTCACGTGTTACCAAAGCAGGTAAGAAGATGGCATCGCTAACGCTAGCAGATGCTAGCAGAGATTTGCACCCAGTCACAGTATTCCCTACGTCCTACGCTAAGGCATACATGAAGATTGACGAGGGTAAAGCATATAAGTTTAGTTTTGGAAAAACTAAGGATGGAACAACGATTATGGAGGATGTAGAAGATGTATAACACATTAGATACTATGGCACGAGAAGTGCATGTAACAGCAGTAGAAAAAGGTTTCTGGAAAGTAATTGAGGGAACCACACAAGAGCAACAGGATATCTTTATTACCAAGCAGTTGATGATGATTGTATCAGAGGCCGTCGAAGTCATGGAGGCTATTCGTAAGTCACGTGGACCAGAAGACATTGCGGATGAAATGGCAGACATTATTATTCGTACGCTAGATCTTTATGCAGGGCTAAGAGAACTTGAGTATGTCAACGAAGATCTTCAGGTAGCCTTTAACAAGAAGACTAACTTTAACACAACCAGACCAGAGCGAAATGGGGTAAAGTTTTAATGACAACTGTAGAAGAAGCAATGGCCTTGCTTGACCCGAAGATTCGCAAGCGTCTAACAACTGGTGTAGGGTTCACAACTGAGTACCAAGCGACACCAAGCTTTGGCTTGAATCGTGCACTAAACGGTGGACTACCATATGGTCGTCAGGTTCTTGTCTGGGGATCAAAGTCCTCAGCAAAGTCATCTATGTGTCTTCAGATGGTATCACTTGCACAGCAGGAAGGAAAGCTGTGTGCATGGATTGATGCAGAGATGTCATACTCTGAAGACTGGGCAAAGCGTCTAGGCGTTGACACGGACAATCTAATTGTCTCACAAGCAAGAACCATCAATGAAATGGTTGACGTTGCAGTTGCACTAATGAACGCAGGAGTGGACATGATCGTCATTGACTCAATCACTTCGCTACTTCCTGCCATCTACTTTGAAAAGGGTACTGATGAACTAAAGGAACTGGAAAACACTAAGCAGATTGGTGCTGAGTCTCGTGACTTTAGCAACGCCTGGAAGATGATTAACTATGCTAACAACAAAGTTAAGCCAACAATGTTAGTGCTTATCAGTCAGTCTCGTAATAACATTAGTGCGATGTATACCAGCCAGCAGCCATCTGGTGGCCAGGCAACAAAGTTCTATTCATCTACAATCATTAAACTATTTTCGTCAGAGTCTGACAACCAAGCCATCAAGGGCAAGATTGCAATCGGAGATAAGTTGATTGAAGAAAAGATTGGTCGCAAGGTTCGTTGGGAAGTTCAATTCTCAAAGACATCTCCAGCGTTCCAGTCTGGTGAGTATGACTTCTACTTCCGTGGTGACGTGGGCATTGACAGCATTGGNGACCTAGTGGACACAGCAGAGATGATGGGNCTAGTAGAACGAACAGGTGCTTGGTACATNATTCCTGACAGCGATGAAAAGATTCAGGGTAGAGAAAAGTTTGTAGCAAGGGTGCGTGAAGACCTNGACCTACAGGATCTGATTAAGGCAAAGGTATTAAGCAATGGCTAAATACAACCTGTATCAGGGAACCTTTGCTTGNCACACATGTAANGCAGAAGTAAAAACTATGAGGTTCTATGAAGCAACCAAGCAANTAACTTGGATGTGCCCTGAAAAGCACGTTACAACCGTAGACCTAAACACCAAGAAGAGCAGGAAAGACTATGAGCGAGAAGAGCGAGAGTAAGCGTATTGGTGCCAAACAGCACAAGAACTCAGGTAGAGGAACCCACAAGGGTGATGCTACNTGGGAAAACTTNACAGTTGACTTCAAAGAGGTTGGCAAAAGTTTTACCATTAACAAAGACGTATGGGCTAAGGCTACTACGGATGCTATTCGAAACGGTAACGATCCTGCTATCGTTGTGGTTATTGGCGAAGGCAATTCAAAAACTAGACTAGCAGTAATAGAACTATCACTACTAGAACAAATCCTTGAAGGGGAGTAAACAATGAAAACACTATTTCTAGATATCGAAACAACACCAATGAAAGTCTACACATGGGGACTTTGGGACCAGAACATCAGCATTGACCAGATCATTGAGAGCACCGAGATGCTTTGCTTTGGTGCACGTTGGAGTGATGGCAAGAAGGTTATCTTCAGGTCAGTCTTCCACGATGGCAAGAANGCCATGCTAGAAGACCTACACAAGCTAATGGATGAAGCAGACGTTTTGGTTGGCTGGAACTCAGCAGCGTTTGACCACAAGCACATTAATCGTGAGTTCCTAGAGAACAAGATGACACCNCCATCAGCGACTAAGGACCTAGACCTTATGAGCGTNACAAAGGCTAACTTTCTGTTCCCATCAAACAAACTAGATTATGTTGCACAAAAGCTAGGCGTTGGTGCTAAGGTAAAGCACTCTGGATTNAAGCTCTGGCTAGAGTGCATGGCAGGCAACAAGAAGGCTTGGAAAGAGATGAAGGAGTATCAGATTCAGGATGTCAATCTACTTCTTGATCTATACGACCTACTCTTGCCATGGCTAGTTCCTGGCGGTAGAGTGTCAAGTAAGGAAAAGCAGGCTATACAAGAAGCCCTTGACGTGGTATAATTAGATAATGGAAACGCAAAACAAAACAACAATAGAGATGGTCAACGGTCTTTCAGAGATTGCTGACTACATGGATGACACAGAACTCACTGAGGCTCTGACATTCATTGCAAAACTAATTATCAAACCAGACATTCCGTTAAATGTCGCTACTGTCGAAATCGTTAGACTACAGGCTATTGCAGCCAAGATGGCATTCAAGGCAACTTGGATGGTTAACGTGGACAAAGGGAACAGAGAGAAGAAGAACATCTACTTTACGGCACACGAGGCCATTTCAGATCTCGTGTCTGCACTAAAGTATATCGTTCGATAATATTATGGCTAAAAGTTTACTAGAGCAAGTTATGCTAAAAAAGGTGGGTAGCAATCCTTCGTCAAGGCCATCGTTCCTTGACAAGGATGCCCTCATCCAAAAGATCAACTCTGGATACACAATCAATCGTGTAGACAAATTCCAAACAAAGAAGACATTTGCCCCATCGACTATTGCATATAGTCATGGGGAATGTCCTCGTTACTGGTACCTAGCGTTTGAGGGTGCAAACTTTACTGACAATGCAGATGCATACGGTGGAGCAAACATGACCGCAGGAACCAAGTCACACGAACGTATCCAGGAGGCAATGGGCAACGTTCCAGGTCTTCTAGTAGATTCAGAATTTAAGGTAACATATAACGACCCACCAATCTTTGGATATGGTGACGTTATTCTAAACTGGGAAGAAGAGGAATTACTTGGCGAGATCAAGACAATGCCTAACGAAGGTTTTGAGTACCGAAAGACTGCAGGTAAGCCAAAGCTAGGTCACCTAGTACAGTTGCTTATCTACATGAAAATACTTAACAGAAGCAGAGCAATCTTGATTTATGAAAACAAGAACAATCACGAATTGCTAATCTTCCCTGTTGAGATAAATGAATATATGTATCAGTGGGTAGAGAACACATTTGAGTGGATGCGTACAGTTCGTAAGGCATGGACAGACAAGACCTTGCCAGAGAAGAACTATCGTAGCAACTCAAAGATATGCAAGACATGTCCAATCCGTGAGGCTTGTGACAACGCTGGTTCTGGAGTGATAAAGATTAGATCCCTGGAGCCATTAAATGAAGAACAAACACTGTGAGTGGTGTGACCACCAATTTCAGACTAACATCTCTTACCAGATATACTGTTCTGCTGAATGCAGAGATGCATCTACAAAAGAAAAAATTGCAGCACGGTATGTGATAACTAGAAGAGCCAATCGCTACAAGAAGCCTAGAAAGTGTAGGTCTTGTAATGGACAGCTATCTATGTATAATGACGATACACTGTGTCAGAAATGCACGGTAGATCCAACAGAAGTAAACAAGGTTCTAAGGGAAATGAAAAAACTAAGGGACAAAAATGATAGGAGTGATTAGAGCAAATGCGAAACCCAAGAATATTCTTGCCATTGATGCTAGCACTAATAGCCTTGCTTTTGCTATCTTTTCTGATAAAACCTTAGTAAGATATGGAAAGATTAGATTCGATGGACTTAATGCATACCAAAAACTCGGAGACGCTGCTAGGAAGACTCTTCCTTTTCTTAAACACTTTGAGATTGACGCAATCGTTATTGAGCACACTGTCTTCATCAACAGTCCAAAGACTGCTTCTGATCTTGCCCTAATTCAAGGTGCACTTCTTGGTGCTGCCAAGCTGGCAGGTATTAGAACAGCAGGCTCTATCAATCCCATTACATGGCAAAGCTTTATTGGCAACAACAAGTTGTCTGCAAAAGAAAAGCAGGACATGATCGCAGAGTTCCCTGGCAAGTCAAAGAACTGGTACCAGAATAAGTCTAGGGAAATCCGCAAGCAAAGAACAATTAAATTTATAAACTCATTTTATGATAAGAACATCCAGGACGATGACGTGGCAGATGCAGTAGGCATTGGTCACTATGCAATCAACAACTGGGGAAAGATTGACAAGTAAATGGCAAAACTGTATACTAGTGAAGTCTGGCTAAAGAAACGTTATCACCTAGATAAGAAAACGCCAGAGGAAATTGCAAAAGAATGTGGGGCAAGCGTGGAGACTATCTATGTTTATCTTGCCAAGTTTGGACTTAGAAAGTCTAGAAGATAGGGAAGGCTGTAAAATGCGTCAGAAAAAATCCACAATCGTGCCACCATCAAAGTTCCTAAAGGAGCCAACAGTAGTTGTTGACGGCTTTGAAATTAGCCAGGGTGATATAATTAAGATACATGGAGAGCATGGGATTAAGTTCAAGTTCTCTGCCTTTGTACCAACACAGAAACTGGTGTGCAGTGGGTAGACTGCATAGAACTAGATCGTGGTGCAATGGGCGGTTTGCGTTCATTCTACCTAGAGCGTGTAAAGAGAGTCCCAGTTAAGCGAAAGAGAGCAAAACGTGTCGTTTGAAGAATTAACAGTAGAACACCTTGATGAAGTAAACAAGGTTGTTGAAAAGTATCTGGCAGGCAATGAACCTACACAGATTTCCAAAGAGCTTGCTATGCCACGTCAGAAGGTTGTCTCTTATATTAATGAGTGGAGGGCAATGGCCGCAGACAATGCTGCCATACGTGCTCGTGCAAAAGAAGCACTTGTCGGTGCAGACACCCATTATTCAAAACTAATTAGCAAGGCATACGAAGTCATTGACGAGGCTAGCACAACTGCCAACCTTAGTGCTAAGACAGCAGGTATCAAGCTAGTGATGGACTTAGAGTCTAAGCGTATCGATATGCTACAGAAAGCAGGCCTACTTGAGAACAAGGAACTTGCAGAAGAGATGATTGCTATTGAGAACCGTCAGGAAATTTTGGTCGGTATCCTAAAAGACATCGCAGCAGAGCACCCAGAAGTTAGAGATAAGATTATGCGTAGGCTTTCAGAAGCCTCAAGAGATAAAGAAGTAATCACAGTGGTGGTTAGCAACGATGTTTGATGATTTTTTAGATGCTTTAAAGTCTGACAACTTTGCAGAGCGTCCAGTAGATGCTAAGACATTTGTTGAGGGCGAGTCCTATCTGGGCCAACCACCGTTGTCGCAGGTACAGTACGACATCGTTGAGGCTATGTCGCAAATCTACAAATTAGAAGATTTGATCGATATCATGGGCGACACTGAGGGTAGACGTTACTACAACAAGTACACGAAAAATGAAGTCATCCTACAGCTAGGCAAGGGATCTGGTAAAGACTTTACTTCTACTGTTGCTTGTGCATATATCGTTTATAAATTGCTCTGCCTGAAAGACCCTGCTCGTTATTTTGGTAAGCCATCTGGCGACGCTATCGATATTATTAACGTCGCTATTAACGCACAGCAGGCTAAGAACGTTTTCTTTAAAGGATTCAAAACAAAGATCGAAAGGTCTCCTTGGTTTGCAGGTAAGTTTTACGCCAAGGCAGACAGCATTGAGTTTGACCACGCCATCACAGTTTACTCTGGTCACTCAGAGCGAGAGTCTCACGAGGGTCTTAACCTCATTCTTGCGGTACTAGACGAGATTTCTGGATTTGCATCTGAGGTTGCAACTGGCAACGACCAGGGTAAGACAGCAGATAACATCTACAAAGCCTTTCGTGCTTCTGTAGACTCTCGTTTTCCAGACTTGGGCAAGGTAGCACTGTTATCATTCCCTCGTTATCCAGGAGACTTTATCTCACAAAGATACGACACAGTAATTGCTGACAAAGAAGTGGTCACAAAGACTCACAGATTTGTTATGAATCCTGAATTGCCAGAAGACCAAGAGGGAAACTATTTAGACATTGAATGGGAAGAGGACACAATCATCTCATACAAGTATCCAGGAATGTTTGCACTAAAGCGTCCTACATGGGTTGTAAACCCTACTCGCAAGATTGACGACTTCAAGTTGGCATTCTTTACAGACATGGGGGATGCGATGCAACGCTTTGCCTGTGTGCCAACATTCTCATCCGACAGATTCTTTAAGCAAGAAGATAAGATTCGTGAGGCAATGAGCATTCGTAATCCATTGGATACCCACAGAAGATTTGAAGAGTCCTTCAAGCCCGATCCTGATAAAATTTACTATGTACACGCTGACCTTGCACAGAAGCATGACAAGTGTGCTGT